GGTGGTTGCTGCTCTAGTCATACTATCAGCCAAACCACCCAAATCACCTTTAGCGGCCGATTTAACCGCATCAACACCGGCAGTTGCAAAGCTGCTTGCTGTTTTTCCAACAGTTTTAACAACTTTTTTCACCGCTTTTGTAACACTCTTAAAAGCCTTACTTATACTCTTACCCATAAAACTCGCCTTTCATTTCCAACAGTTAAAACCTTTGTTTTAGTTGCGCCTAAAAACTCATGCATTTTATCTTGATTTTTTCCCTCATAACTCAAAGACCAAGCAAATCCTTTTGTTTCCAAGACCCAATCTAAAATAATCTTCACCCATTTTATATAAATTGGGCTAATCCGCCGATCAGGCGAAAACCAAAAATAAAAACCGCAATCTTCTTGCGGCTCAATGCAAACAATGCACTTATATTTTCCAACCTCCACAACCCAAGCATCCTCATTAACCGGCTCACTTTTATCCGCTCGCCAATCCATAAGGCTAAACTCGTTAAGCTCCATATCGTCAATATCGCCTTTTTTATATCTGCGAATAACAGCCATTTATCACCTCTTATTATAGAAAAATGTTTGATATGGCTGTGCAGAGTTTGGAAATATTGCTTGAATATCAAACAATCTAGCCAAGCAATCAATCATATCATCATGGTTACAGGCCGGATATTTCAAATATTCGTCATCTAAAAACAGCTTAACAAAATCCTTAACCTCACCATCCACCGTAATAAAGTTTAAGCGAGTTGGAAAAAAGATTTTTCCTTGCTCAAATAAAGGTTGCAAGCGCTCAATTCTTTGCTTTTTAGCCATACCTCCACCAAGTTTATTGATATTAAAGCGGTAATTTCTTGATTCCATTTCTGCCTTAATATGCTCATTATCTGCTTGTTGGCCATAGCTTTCATACCAAACAGCGCGCGGCCTATATTGTTCAACCAAATTGAATAATATATTAGTTCGCTCGCTCAAATTAAGCCTATCTCTAACCCCATCAACAACATAATAGTTGCCGTCTTTACCAAGTCCAAGCACCAGCATCACTGTATAGTCGCTGCGCTTTTCCTTACTTGATGCCGGATCAACAATAATATATCTGTTCATTGTTTCCCAGCCTAAGCCATTGTAATATTTTACCCACTCAGGCATAAAATATCTATTGTTGGCCACCGATGGATCAAGCATCATCTGTGTGCCAAATGTAGCAGCACCCATATCGCGCCGTTTTATCTTCAATTCCTCAGGCGGCAAAAATACAGATGTTTCAAAATCCGTTGGATCTGTCATTGCCGGATATATGCGAGGGATAACAGATCCCTCTTTAATCAGCTCATTATATGTATCATTAAACGCATAAAAAGTTCCGATCATAGCCTTTTTAGCATCAGCACTGCCAAGGTTAAGGCTCATTTTGAAAGAATTTGTTGTTTTCAAAATTTGCTCTGGTGTGTTTACACTTTCCAATGTAACCAAGTCATCATACTTTAACCAATCATAGTGCATACCAATTGGTTGCCCCTCAACAACTCCGCAAGCCTCAACTGTCATTTCTTTCCTAACACTTTGGCGCTTTACACAAATCTTATCCTCTGTCCATTTTGGGCTTTGGCTTTTAGGATCGCTATAAAGCACATCCGGAAACAATGCTTGCAGCAGTTTATTAGTTTCCAAAGTATTTTTAATCTGAATTACAAAGGCTCTAGCAATAGGCAGCTTATGGCTGAATATTCCAACAGTAACCTCAGGGTTGTTAATAATCAAAAATATCGTATGCGCATAAGTAATAATTGTTGATTTGAAGTGTCCGCGCGCCCACAAATCCAAATAACCGCATGGTTCTTCTTGGTATTCTCTACACCTATCAAGCACCCACTGGTTATTGGCAAAGCTAACCCCAAGCACATAGACAAGCAAAAAGAATAAATCACTTTTGGCTAATGTCCTCCAAGCTGTCATCTTTTCCTGATCCGACAGCTTTGCTAATGATTTCATCAATTCGCTGTATTGCCAAATCTGTCGGGGTAAATTCAACTGTTCCATCATGCGTTGCCTTAACTTTGCCACTCATTTCAACACCAACTTTATTGCCATATTTCTTTGGGTTCATGCGGCTCATAACCCATTTACGAGTTTCAATGCGCATATTGGCTTGCATAACTTCAACCTTACTTTCACAAGGCGCATCCGCAATTTCCAATAATTCCTCAAAGAAATTATCCGCGCGCTGCGCTTGCGCATCCGCGTATTGTTCGGCATAATCTCTACTCAACCAATCATAAACCGTAGTTAATGGCCAATCATTGTTACGGCATACCTCGCGCAGACTTTTACCCTCGCACATTGCCGCAAAAATCATTGCCGCATTTTTCTTTGTTTGCCATTTAGGCTTAATGCGGCCGGTTTTCTTTTTTGTTTTTTTCACAACTTTTGCCATTTATCATATTCCCAAAAGAAGATAAGCCAGTGGTTGATGCTGGCTTATCCTTGAGGAGCTTAACCCAGTTGGGTTGTCGTTCAGGTTTACCAAACAAAAAACCGCCCAAATAGGCGGCTTTTCAAAAAGAATGAGGGTTGCGGTTGAGTTGCAATTCCCTCATTCTATAATTTTGATAGCATAATTAACCCGAAAATGTAAAATGTTTTGATGTAAAAAAATGTAAAATGGTTTTGTCTAAACTTAAAGTTATTCTTTAACAACATCAAATAAATTCTTCAATGCTTTACGAACATAAATATTAAGCATTTGCCGGCTGGTGTGGTGTTGCACTTCAAGCAATTTCCAAGGCACTGGCTTATCTCTCAGCCTTGCAGCCAATAAATTATATTCAAATTTGGTTAAAAGAGGCATCCAATGATCGCAAACATACCAGCAATCAACAACATCCTCAGCCGTAACGGTCAAACGCGCCGCAATATCATCAGCTGCATCGCTTGTAACATCAATTTTAGCCATTTCCCAGAGGTAATTTTTGGAATAACTTGGTTTTTTAGGCGCAGGAAGTGCGCGCATAACCTCAAAATAACGAAAAAGCTCGGCTTTCAAATCCTCAATAGTCTTAATTTTCCTCAACATCAACAAAACCCTCCACAAAACGATAGCTTTCCAATGGTAAACGGAGCAAAAAGCGCATCCTTTTCCCTTGCCGAGCCAGCGCCGCAAGGCGCAATAAGCAAGTTTCTAACTTGCGCATCAAATTGCGCTATTTGCGCAATTTCACCCCCAAATGCTTGCTTACGCAGGCTTTTCAGGGCGATAGTCCGAAAAGGCGCGTAATGTGGCAAGCATTTATCCACAACCCTCAAGCATTTATCCACAATCCTTGCAACCTTTTCCTTTTTCCCTAACAACCCTTTATCCATATCCCTACACCCTAAAACCTTTAACCTCAAACCATAAAACCTAAACCCTTTAACCTACAACCCATAAAAATATATTTTATTTTTTCTTTTTGGTTCTTTTTCTTTTGTTTTTGTAGCCAAATAACCCAATGGGTATAAAATTGACATTAAATAACCCAGTGGGTTACTAATATTTTTTATAAAACCGATTTTCTTGGCTTTGCGGCCTGTTTTCTGCCTCATATTAAATAAATGGGTGCCAATGGGTTTATTTGGGTTAAAAAATACCCCAAAATAACCCAGTGGGTTAATTTGGGTTTTAATTATTTGCATTAACCTTACGACCTCTGCCTCTGCTTTTCTTACCATTCTCTTGGTTGCGCTTTTTTATTGCCTCATAGCGGCGAGCATTTGCATCCATTGTTTCCTTAAACATATTGAACAAAACGCGCGCAGCAGGCGATAAAACACTGACATCAACCCCACCGCCCATATTATAATCATGCATAGCCAAAAAAGCCTCCTTAAACAATTCCGCATCCTCATTGCGCAGCGCCTCCACACTGGCAACCGGCACAACCCAGCCTTTTCTTTTTTCTTCAACTATTTCCTCAACCATGGTAAACCCCTTAAATAATAAACTTACTTTTTACTAAAATGCTTTTTTAAGGCCTTTTTAAGCCTCCACAAGCGATATTTTATTTTTATCATCCGCAACCAACCAGCGCGGCGATTGCATACCATGCAATCAAAATTACCGGCCTCTTGCATACAAGATGTGCAAATAGTCATGCGTGGAGTAAATAAATCATCTTCCTTTGGTGCTTTAGGAAAGTGCCTCATTAGATCACCTTTATTATATGTAACCATATCAAACCCCTCACAACTAAACGCGTTTAGGCGGTGGTATATTTCACCCACCGCCTTTGAAAATTTAACGGCCTTGCGGCAAATCACCATAGAATACAGGCAAACCGATCTTTTCTTTGATTTGCTCCAATTCCTCATCTATGGCCAGCTTAATAGCTCTATCCAAATCTATAATTTCATACCACCAGCGCACTTGGCCACTATTAAGACGATAGCGCAAACGGCAAGGTAATTGGTATTGTTTTCCTCCATCCAATACAGGAATCACAATAACAAACATATTAGGCACTTTAATTGCCGCACCGGTTGCATCTGTATGCTCGCTATTAAATTGGACAATAGCCTCACCGGTATTAAGATCATGCTTAATTGTAGCCCTTTCATCTGCACGAATAGATATACCCTTAGATAATTCCATCATCTTATTAACTGTTGCATAATGGCCACCGCAGCGCATTCTTATTTCTTTTAATGCCTCGCTTTCTTTATCCGGCGCTGGCGGCTCAGATATATCCAAAACATTGCTCTCAATAAATACAGCAAATTCTAACTGGTTCATTGCACTGTTATTATCCTTTTGCCAGCTCTTTAATTCTTTACTAAATGGAAAAGCATAGACAGCCTTATGTTTTTCAAAACTGGTTTGATCTTTAGTTGCGCAATCAAAGATACAGGTAACTTCTTGCGTTTTACTGTTATAAAAAATGGCTGAGTTATCGCTTTTATAACGATTAGCAAACTCCACAAAACTATTGCAGTTATGTAGTGATGTTGTGCCGCACAATGTTTCTGGCCGCAAGCGCTCACGATCAATAAAGTTTTTTACACTATCAACATTCATATTGCTTGGATAAACAACAACACCGTTAGTGTTAGGCACTTCTACAACACGAGGCTGAAAATATGTTTCCACAAATTCCTTAATCTCAGTAACAACATTATTATCCATTTATATCTTTCCTTTCTTGATCATAATTTACAATTTCGCGATTACCTTGAATTACATCAAAAGGCAATTTGGGCTGTTTTGGATTTTCGCGGCAAATACCTTTACCATCGTTAGACAGCCAAAAAATTGAGCGGCCGCGAGGTTTTGCAGGTGTGCTGCTTGATACATCCGCATGAATTTCAATATTTCCGCTGTTTAGAATTATTTTGAGCTTTATTGCCATGGCTGCTACTGCTGTTTTTGCACCATCAACATCGCAGCGCTCTCTTAAGGCTTTTAAAGCCTCTTCCAATTTACTAGAGCAATCAACATTAAATTGACCATCCTCCAGCTCCGCAATAACGCGGCTAAAATCTTTAATATCGTTTGCCATATTATCTTGCCTCAAATCTGTTTAGTTGTTTTTCAAGGTATTTTTCCACCTCAGCGGCCGTATTGGCCACCGCAGTGTCAACACTCTCATCATATCGCCTTGCAACTTCTTCCTGCTGCAAGCGAAAATCTGCCTTTTTTCTGGCGGCAGCATCTTCCAGTTTTTTAATAAAATCTTTCAACATAATTACCATCCTCTTATATTAAAATAAACAAATCCGGCTGCAGCACACAGACCGATAACCAACACCATAATCAACGGTGATAAAACAACCCACCAAGACCACGCGATAACTCCACATAGTTTGAGGGCAATAAATAAAATTGTTAATGCTGTGCAAAAACTCATATTATACACCTCTACCTTTTACAAACTTATTTAATTCATCAGCGAAATTATAAGCCTCAGCAGCTCGTTGGCGCTTATAGTTATCCATCAACTGCTTACGGATTTTCGCCGCCTCCATATCTTTTTTATTGCCGGCCAACGACATCAATTTGCCGTCATCAGTGAGTATAGTTACATCAAATGCTTTGATCTTAAATTTTGCGGCCTTTAATATTGCTATCTGCAAATCACTATACATTGACCACCGCCTTACAGTTTTTCACCTGTGGCAAGCGAATACTGGCCACTCAGATTATTCTCATTCATGATTAAGCTCCTTTTTAGTTTCATCAATGTTATAAAAATCGTTCGGTGTAACTTCACCGCCCGTGTATGCAAATATCTTTTGCATATTCTCTGGTGTTGGCATGCGTTCACCAGTAGCCCAAACACGGACAACGCAATGCGCAACATCAAAATCCCTTGCCATATCCGCAATAGATTTCTTTTTTGTTTGAAGATATTCTTTTAATTTCATATAAAATTTACCTCCTAAAACTAAAATAATATGATTTGTATTATTTAGTCAAGATAAAAATAATATGATTTGTATTATTTAGAGCGATCTGTTGAAAAATATTGAAAAATAATACAATCTGTATTATAATAAATACAAATTGAAAGGGTTGAATATGGCGGAAAACAGAATAAAAGAGTTGCGAAAGTTGCGCAAAATGACACAAGTTGACCTCGCAAAAAAGCTGGGGGTAACTCAAGGCGCAATACAAAAACTTGAAAATGGCATCATGGATATGACAACCAAATGGATGGAAAGCATATCATCTGCTTTGGATGTTAAACCTTATGAGTTGCTGCCACAAGAATGGCAACCAGAAGAAATAAGCCCAGAAGAAAGAGAAATTTTGCGCATGATCCGCAAAACATCCGCGCCACAAAGCTCAAATAATAGCCATAACCCAGCGCAAATTGATGTTGCAAAAGATTCTGCTCAATCGCCACAACCACCGCAAAAAACGAATGAAAGATAGCGCATGAATATCAAATTTATCCTAAAAAACATTGCTCTAACATTAGCCGCAATGCTTTTACTTGTAATATTATATTTTATATCGTTTTCTATAAGTGCTCTTGAGTTGTCGCTATTTGAATACGGCTATCTACCAAAACGCATATATCCAAATATTGCAAAGTATGCTGGCATATATGGCACACAGATATCCTCAATTTTCATGATTCCGGTAGCGTATTTATTTTGGAGTAAACGACAATTTTTTACTGCAAGACTTAAATGGCTAATACTCACATTTATCCCTGCAACAATAATATATGCAACAATATCCGCATTTTGGCCATTCTATATACCTATGTTACTATTATGGCTACCCACCGCTGGTATTGTTTGGAAAATTTACGATAAACTACTTAATAAAGATGTTGCCAAAACTTCACACAAGCAGAAGATTGTTTTTATAAAAAAATTTTTAGCCGGTAGCTATATAAAAAGCAAAGGTATTGCTCGCATTTGCATAACAATAGGTCTGTGCTTTCTAACTATTTCATGGGCATTTGTTATGTTTCACATAAATAGGATAGATTACTTTATTGAATTTGTAATAGTATTTATTATCTATAGCCTACCATATTTTATACCATTTGCTTTATACATGTTTTATATAACAACAATACATAAAATATACCTATGGATAAAAGACGGTTTTCACCAAGATTATAAAAAATAATCATAATTTACCCTAATTAAACACAATTTTTTTCAGCCATGAAAGCCCTTATTTTTAGGGCTTTTTGTTTACTTGTGAATAAAAATAATACAAATCATATTATTTTTTACTTGACTAAATAATACAAATCATATTATTTTTATCTCAGATTAACCAAACAGGGAGAATTTGAGATGTCAAAAAAACTAGAAACTATATTTAACATTTTAATCATTGCCGGTGTTCTTTTCACCTTTTACAACATCCACGCATACAACAAATCTTTTGATCGTTGTGAGGAGCTTTTGGCCGAAATTAAGCAAAACTCCCAAACCCTCCACAACGAAATTACCGCTTTGCAAATTTCTATGGGTGCTGTTGAGGTTGATTATGAATAGTGCATGGCATCCATTTCCAAAAGAAAAACCAGCACCCGAAGATCGTGATGATATTTTCGTAGTCCTTTCCCCAAATCCACACTTTGTGCAAAAGCGGCTGTATTCGCAAAATACACCATACTATCACACAGTTATGGCCATTTGGATCGGCGATCGCTTTCTCAATGACATGATGCAGGAGCTTATCGTTGACTATTTTTTCAAACTTCCACCAATTCCAACAAATACAAAGGAGCAATTTTAACATGATAAACACCGAAGAATTAAGAGCCAAACTTGAGGCCTCTTGGCCAGAGCTGATTGCAAGGGAAGAAATCAGCCATTATACCGGCGGCCTTTACAAACCCAAAACTATGGAGGTTTACGACAGCAAAGGCACAGGGGTTAAAAATCCTGTAAAGCTACAAGGCCGAAAAGTTGCCTATGCCAAAGATGAGCTAATCAACTGGTTAATTGCCAGACTGGAGGCCAAAAATGCAAACACCAGACAGCAATGAGTTAACCAATCAATACCGAGCAAAGACATTACCAGAGGGCTGGTATTACTTCTTTTGCGGAGCGCATCATATTGGTTACCTCAAATACCCAAGCGCTGAACAGGTTGATTATGCAAAAGCCCAAGGCTTTCCACCGCCTCAACCAAGATTTTTACACTGTCCGCAGCCGTTTATCGGAATTTTGAAAACTTTAGTAGTTTTAGCACCAGTGCCTAAATACCCAGAATTTATAAAATTTATTGATAAGGATCAATCAAATGCAGATGAAAGTTAAATATCTTTTTCCAAACATACCGGAGCTAATAAGCAATGATGGTGATAGCGGTTACGACATCCGCGCAGCCATTGAGGCACCACAAACTATAAATGCAGGCAAAATGGCTCATATTCCCACCGGCATTGCCGTAGAATTAGAGCCATCACACCCAATCATATACCCAGATGTATTCTGTCAAAACAATAATGCTGCTATTGAATTACAAGTAAGGCCAAGATCCGGCCACACCAAGCGCGGCATTGTCGCCCAGTTTGGCACAATAGATGCCTCATACAGAGGCGAAATATGGGTAAACATCCTAAACACTAATGATTATCCGGTTACTATTGAGCCATTAGAGCGCATTGCTCAAATCGTTGTTTGTCCTATCCATAAGCCAACCATAACCACCGCCAAGGTTTTATCAGAAACAAAACGCGGCGAAAAAGGTTTTGGCTCAACCGGAAAGGATTAACCAGATGCTCAAATTTCTCAAACAAAACAAAGCCAAAGAGCAAGAAATTGTCCGTATATTAGAAGATTTAGCGCGTGAACACTTTACCAACCCCTTTGAAGAATTGGCGCGCATGAAAAAAATTGCGGCTGATACAGCTAAAAAACTCAAAAAGGAGGCTAAGAAGTGATCACTATTTCTGCACAAATCAAATGCGTTGAGCGCGAAATATCAATGCGCGAGCGCGTTTATCCCAATCTTGTATTAAAAGGCAAAATGACACCAGCGCAAAAGGATAGAGAAATTGCCACTATGAAAGCGGTTTATAATACTCTTATTCTTGCCGAGCGCACACATCTACATCTTGCCTGCAACCAACCACAGGAAGAAAAGGAGCTTAGCTTATGAGATTATCACAAATAGGCCTTATTGATAGCGGCCTCTTATTAGGCTGCTACTGCTCAGACACCCAAATAGATATTTACTTAATTTTTGTTTTAATTCGTTTTGAAAGGTTTTAACCATGCCAGCACCAGATTATGAAAATGATTTAGTTTTTGAGCCTCAATTTACTTGGGGTGATCTTATTGAGAATTGTCGCCATTATGATTTATTTTCAAAACAGCAACTGGCTGGATATTTTTCAGTTGGAACTCTGAATTTTTATAGCAATGGCACAATAAAAGCCAGCGGTATAACCATTGCTGAAAACCGCACACCAGCGCAAATGATGCAAATTATAAAAAATTTACACGATTGAGGTGTAATATGGTAGCAATAAAAAAATTTGACTTTACCGCAGGCATTAAGCCGGAAAACACCGAGGAATTGCTTGAAGATTGCAAAAACTTCATTGGTAATTTGAAAATTTGCGCTCTTGGTGATGATGCCGAGCAAGGTTACAAACTCATCCAACGCATAAAAGCAAAACAAGAAGATCTTAAGCAGCAGAAGTTTTTGCAAACTTTGATTAGCTTAAGATTAAAGGCGGAGGTAAGCCATGAGTAATTTCACTTGTCCAGAGTGCGGAACACAACACATTGATTGTGGCCGCCAAGGCTACCACACTGCCGAAGAATTAAAAATGGCCAAACGGTGCAATCAATTAGGCAAAAAACTCTGTAAAGCCTTAAGCCTCTTGGAACATTGTAAATATATGTTTGCAGATGCAATAGAGAGCGCAACAGATGAAGATGAGATCGCATATTATCAAGATCTAATAGATAAAATCAACAAACTCAGCAAAGGCCAAAGAAAATGAAAATGAACACCAAGGGAAATGACAACTTCCAAACCCCAAGGCCATTATTTGAGCAATTACACCGTATTTTTAATTTCACTCTTGATGCTGCATGCACCAGTAAAAACTGTTTATGCTCTAAAGGATTTTTCTTTGATACCGGCGCGGATGCACTTAAATCCTCATGGGGGGGGGAGCGCGTATTTTGCAACCCTCCATTCAGCCAAAAAGCTGCCTTTATAGAGAAAGCTTACAACGAGGTGATAAATGGCGATTGCCCAATATGCGTGATGATTTTGCCAAGTAACTGCCAAGACAGCCAAGCTTTTCAGAAATACATCAAAAAGAATTTCTTTTATGAAACCTTGGCTGGCCGCGTTTCCTTTATCCATCCGGAAACAGGGCAACAAATGAAAGGCAACAACTCTGGCACAACAATAGTGTATTTCAAAAAAGATATAACCAGATAGGATGATTAAATAAATGGATATTAAAGGCAAGGTTTATTGTTTCTTCGAGCAAAGTGGAACTTTCAAAAACGAGTTCAAAAAACTTGGCTTTGAGGCTTATGATTATGACATTCAAAACAACTTTGGCGAAACAGATTGTGTGATGGATTTGTTCGCCGAGATAGAACAAGCATATCGGGGGGGGTAACAGTGTTTGATAAGATGACATCGAACGATCTTGTGATGGCCTTTTTCCCGTGTATCTACTTTGAGGCAATGCAGATGACTTACTACTCTCTTAATTGTAATAATGTTAGGGCAAAATCTGATACAGAAAAAGTGGAAGTTGCTATTGATAGACTGGCTAAAAGAACAAAATTACATGAGTTGTTGTATAAGCTTGTTTGGATTGCTTACAAGAAGAAGTTGCGTTTAATTATAGAAAATCCAGCAACAGCACCGCACTATCTCATAACTTTACAAAATTTTCCTAAGCCTAGTGTGATTGATAAAAATCGCATGGATAGAGGTGATTATTTCAAAAAGCCAACAGCATATTGGTATTTTAATTGCGAACCAACCTATGGCGAGAGTTTTCAGAATGATAAAGAACAAAAGACAATACAGAACTGCAAGCGCTCAAAAGGTGATGGCTTGTGTTCGGAAGAAAGATCTATGATATCACCAGATTATGCGAGGAATTTTATTTGTGATTTTATTTTAGGAAAAAAACAAGATTTTGGACAATTACAACTTTTTTAGGAGCTTAATATATGACAAATAGCAATGACACACAAAATACTGAATTTAAAATCAGTAAGAATGACAGCAAAACCAACGATTTGAGCAACAAAAACACCACTAAGGAAATCAGTGCTAATACCACCCAAACAAATAGCGATGACACAAATGTTGCAAATAATATTGCACAATTAAATTTACAACATTCAACAAAGCCAGAAGTTGGGGATGTATGGGTAAATACTGAAAGCAAAGCAAAGTTTGTTATTTTAGATTACAACCCAACAAGCAAGGACTTTATCGGTTTTAACCAACAAACAAAAAATATGAGATTATTTGATGCATTAGATGATATGCCTAAACAATTCAAATATCTAGGCAAATCCGAGGCAAACATTAAGAAGTTGTTTTATATAAGAGAGGTAAATAATGGTTAAAATTTGTGAAATATGTGGAAAAACTATTGAAAACGGTAGCGTAATTTATAATAGCCATGAAATGCATTATGATTGCTACTACAAAACATATGTTTGGAGGCCTTATTTTCGCGAACGCAATCATAAAGCCGGTGATTATATTATAAGACAGCTCACTAAACGAAAATATAACTACTACATACAAATGGCCGATAATATTTACAGAGCTTATTCTGGTTATAAATGTATGCTATTCAGACAGCACCCCAATCCTTTTGTTGCACCCAAACAATTAAAAGGTTTTCAAAATGTAGATCAAGCCATTATATACTGGGGATTAAATATAAAAAATGACAAAAGATACATTAAACTGGCAAAAATTTGGAATGAGAATATTAAAAGGGATTTACAAAAATGAGTTATGAAATAACCTATGAAAATCTTGGTAAAATGAAAGCGAGCGGAAAAGCAATTATAAACAAAATAAACCACAAAAACCTTAATAGAATTTTCAGCCAATTTTATGGCTCAACATTGAGCTTTCAAGTTGATGAAGATGCTGGTGAGGGCATAATTTTTTTTGGCTGGTATTTAGCATATTTTAAGATAAGGAAAACAGAAATGCATAACACATTAAAATTAGTTTTAACTGATCATTGGTTTGAAGAAATAAAGAGCGGCCGCAAAACTCATGAATATCGCAAAGCTACACCTTTTTGGGCTAAGAGAATGAATGGCTATTGGCATCATTTTGGCTTAATATCAACAGGATGTTGGGATGAGTTAAAGCAAGAAAAATATTTTGTTCAATTTCAAAAAGCATACCGTAAGAATCCAGAGCGCATGACCTTTGAAATAAAAGACATTAAATTAACATCAGGCACTAATACTGATCTTAGAATCGATGACCTAGTATATGATATTGAGCTTGGCCAGCGCCTAAAATAA